CCTCTTCACTTTCAAAAACATAGCGCAGGCCTCGTACTGTTATAAGATAACTTGCACTAGTGGATGATGTAGCAGCTTGATATTCTAGTTTAATAAACCAACTCTCATCCAAATTATCACTAGTATTATCTTTTGCATTAATTAAACTGAAATCTATAGCAGTTGTATTCAAATTATTAGGAGCAATAACATAAAAACTTGTTGTTTTATAATCATAACCAATTGCAAATGTATTTTTTAAATCAAGTTGTGTATGTATAGCAAGTTTTTCAGACGTATTAAACAAACGTCTAAATGTTGGATAAATTCTTGTTACTATATAACCTTGCAATATATCTTTGTTTAATTCTACTGGGCCAACTGTAAGAGTTTTTGGGTCACCATTATTAATAACATTTTCAATTGTTGCATATTTAATTATTTTACCTGTTGAATCTGTAAACTCCAACAAACATTTTTCTGTTAAGTATGCCGTTTTTCCTGTAGCAATTGAACCAATAGATATAGCATTAGTAAAATTAAACGTCAAGCCATTTAATACAAAATAACCTTTATTAGATTCTTTTGCAGTTGGTAATGGTACCCATTGCAACTGTTCACTACTATTAAATTTCCATGCTGTATTACCATCTACTACATATACTGCTTTTCTATAAGTATCATAATAAAAATTTGTTAATTCATCAGCACTCAATGTTGGCTGTATATACTTTTGAATAATAGTATTAGAAGTTAACGATGATGTTAATGAAAATGTTACTTGAGTATTTTGTATATCTTTGTAAATAATTCCATCTTCAGCAAACACATTTAAATTCTGTACAGTACCAGTAGGATCATTAATATCAATATAACGACTATGCCCAGCATGTGTTCTATTAACAGCCTTCATTTTAAGAATATCAGCATTTTTAAAGAAGGGATAAATGTTATAATCTTCTCCACTTACCATTCTATCTTGTGTATAAAATACTTGCGAAGCATTTGTTTTAATCTGACTTATAGTTTCAGTTGCTAAACTATTACCAATACTTGTTGTTAATTGAAATGTAACATTTAAATTTTGAGAATTTCCGTTCTTATCTACATAAGGAAACTGTGCTGTCTGTAATCCAAAATGTTCAGATTTTACAATTAATTGCCGATCAGCACTTTTTCTATACCAAATACGTATAACACCATAAGGTATATCACCAAAATTACCATCAGCAAATTGTATAGTTACAGTATCATTTGCTTCTGAGACTACCTTAAATATTTTTCTTGTATTTTTTATAACACTATTATAGATAATATTACTTCCTGCAATAGACGGAACTTTTACCCATTTATCTAATACTACTCCTGCTGAATTTATTGTTTGTACCCATACATCAAATTCATTAACACCAGTTACATTAATATTAATTTCTCTATTAGGAAGTGGTACTTCTAAACTAAAATCTTCGTATGAAAGTATACCTTGTTTAATATACGAAAAGAATCCTGTATTTTCGCTACTATTACCCTGACCATCATTTAAATAAAGCATACCTAAACTATTTGCTGGATCTGGCTCTACTTCTGTAATAAATTGTCCATCAGTAAATGTAGAATTTACAATTTCAAACATAAAAGACTCTCCATTAACTGAAGCAGTCAATGGATAAACTACATTTGTATTTCTCCGTATATCAATACTATACAATTCAACAGGAATTGTATTAAGTGTTCCTGATTTAACAGGTGAGCCAAATGGGTTTTGTGTAATAAATGCCCTATTTAATACTAAAATAAAATGCTCTAAAAAGTCAATGTTATTTGCATCATTCCATTTTATTGATGTATTAGCTAAATTGGTTCCATTACTATCATGAATATCTTCAGATGTCCTAATAGAATAAAACTTAATAACACCAGTACCTGGTATATTTCTTTTTGGCGTATAATTTAACATATTAGCTAAACGTAAAACACTTTCCTTACGTTCGGCTGTATCTAAAAAGTTTTCTCTTACATTTAAATCCTGCCTAAATGCAATTGTTTGTCCCATATAAGCAAGTAGCTCAATGATAGCAATAAATTCACTGCTTTCAATAAAATCATTAAAATCTTCAGGGAAATTACGTTGTAAATATTCTACCATTGCATCTTTAATCGTATCAAAATCATATGCGGTAAAATTAATTTCGCTGAAAGTTCTATAAATTGTTCTAAAATCTTCAGCGGCAAATAAATTACTTTGTCGTTGTGCTTGTGCCATTTAATCTATTCCTGTAAATCGATATCAAATTGTATAGCAAGTTCTTCTGTAACACCCGATGGTAGATATGTTAATTGCATTTCTAATTGAATTGTATGTTCTCCTTCAATTACCCGCATATCATCTAATCTTACTCGAGGGTCTGATGTTACTACATTAGTAGCATCATTTATTATCGACTCTCGAGTACTTTCATCAAATGGTTCCATTAATAAGTCATATATTATTGTTCCAAACTTAGGAAGCATAACCCGTTCTCCTAACTTTGTACTAAAATGATTTAATAAATCCGTTTTTACTAACTCAAAATCAGTTAAAGTATAGGACGGTTTATGCCTATCAATTGTACTAAATCCAATAAAATTTGGTGTGTTTGCCATTCTAATATACCGTTTTAACTATTTATCGAAACGTTTTATAAAGGGTTATTACTAATGTAAGTACTAACGATTTTCTTCTGCTTTTTTACGTCGGTCTTGTGCGGCTTTACTTGCAGCTGCTTGTTGTGCAGGAGTCATAGAATCCCATTGGGTATATGCCTGTTCTACCAATGACGGAGATCCTGTACTACGATAATATCCAGAAGTACTAGTAGGTAACTCATTTTGATATGAACTATAAAGACTCTGGTCTGCTGATGCTAGAGACACTCCGGTGATCCCCGAAGTTGTTGTTCCGTGCTGTGCTACAGTTGGTAATCCAGTATTTGGATTAATCCACGTCGACCCTGGTGTAGCCGGTAATCCAGTATTTGGATTAACCCATGTTTCAGGAGTTCGTGGTCCAGCATAAGTTCCGCAACCAGTTGGATCCCATGCTGTTATTGATGTTCTAACTGCCCTTCGCAACAATTCACTTGCTGGTGTAGAAAATAAAGTTGCTTCGCGCAATCTACGTGAAAATAAACCCGAATTTAATGAAAGTTGCGATCTAATTGATTCAATTCCATTCAAGGTAAAAGGTACTTTTTCCATTTTACTAGCATATCTCATAAATTCTGTTGTTGCTTGTGCAAAATTACCTTTATTTAATGCAGATAATACTGTACTTGCGGCAAATGCAGCCGGACCTAAATTCCTAGCTAAACTAATTAATGCATTTGATTGATTTTGGTTAATATCTACTTTAACATTTTTTCTTACAAGATCAATTGATATTTTTATATCATTATCAAATAATAGATCTGCTTGTTTTTTAGTAATACCAAGTGAATAATCTTCACCTGCAAACGTAAACTTACTACCTTTTTTGTGCAACTGTGGAAATGTTCCACCACATCCCCGTGTAACATCTAATAACTGTGTTGCTGTTTTACCTGCCCATTTAATTATTTCTGGAATTGACTCAGCTCGGCCTTCTCCAAATGGCGGGAGATTACTAGTATCCATTTTAATTGTTGTATCTTCGGCTTTTATTTCTGTGTTTGTTGTTACAACAACTTCTTCTTTATTAATTTTATGGTCATAACCAATGCAGTCTGCGCCAAAGGCATCTTTGTAAACAGTTGGATTGTAACCTGATGATTCTTTCATTAAGTCAATTCCTGGTCCATCTAAATCTGCAGTCGCAGCTGATGTAGCAGCTGTTTCTCCAACTTGAACATAAACTGTTTCACCATTTGCATCAAGTTTTGTTGCAACATACTGCCCACTTCTCATTCCAGCTCTTGGTGTTCCATCTAACGGTCGTGGTGCAACGTCATAAACTGTTGGATCTATAGACCCAGTACGATAAGCTGTATTAAGTTCATCCACTGGTATTGGTATTTCTTCAGGATTAGGACCTAAAGCAAATCCTTCTAAACCGGTTGTTAATTCATCAATATGATATTTTGTTCCCATACCAGCAGTACTTCTTAATCCGCCATATGGTTCAAGTGTTGGGAACCTAGTAAGACGCCTTTCAACTGGTTCTGTTTCAGGACCTACACACGGTTTATACAACATCATGTCTTCAAATTCTTGTAATTTTGGCTTTTCTGCTGGCCAAGCTGCAAATGTACCAGTTACTGGCGCCTTTGAAATAGCCGCTTGACAATTTCCATCATTGTGATGAATTACTGTAGCACAATCTGTAATTATACCACCAGCTTTCCTATGCATATCAGTACCAGAGGTTATAGCAATACTATCATCAGCACTAATATGCATAGTAGCTAAAGATGAAATATTCATCTCTTTAAGACCTCTTGTAGATAATCTCTGAAATGCAACTAATGACATATTGTCTTTTGCAATATGTTGCATATCTGCATGTGTTAATGCTTTATAATCATGTCCTGTAATGGCTTCAAAATTTCCTCTCTTTACTGTTCTATAATAACTACCAGTTTCAAGAAGATGAAAAAAGTGGCCATCACCCATTGTATGATGTACATTACCTTTATCTATAGTACCATGTACTTCGCCTTCCTTAACATGATATACAATTGAGCCATCTGGTACTTCACTTTTTAAACCAGAAATTTTTGAATACTTAAACGTTTCTGGGTCATCTTTTTGTTCTACCCTATCCATATTTGTTGCATAATCAGCTGGCATATGAAGATTTAAATCTCTACCAATGTCAATATTAAAATCGCGATCTGCTCTCATATTAATATCTTCATTAGATCGTAAACTTATTGTATTATTACTAAACACATCAATATTACCGTTACGATCAAGTTCTACCCATGCAGTACCCATCTTGTTACAAATATACACAAAACCTAACGTATCATGTATTAATAACTGAGCACCACCTCTGGCTCTTAAACGAATAAGACGATTATTGCCATCTTTATCACCATCATCCATAACAAACTGATGACCGCCGGCCCTTTTATATGTTCGTTCCCAACCTTCAGCATCCTGATCTACCGAACCTGGTGTACTCATACCATACACAGCACTTGGTGTTTCTCTTGATGCCGAACTAGTAGTCCATCCTCTATACGGATCTTCAAGTGCCGCTGTAACACTCATTCTTTCAAATTGTCGTTTATGGTAAGGCCGATTAAAAGGAGTAAGAGGAGTTATATTTCCTATTTCATTTTTATTATATTCAGTGGTAGGCATCTGTGGATAATAAGCACAACCATCATGGTCCTTGGATGCCGCAAGGCCTGGAACAGAAAAGTTCATAAAATTATCATACAATGAACCGATCCAGATACCTTGGGATTCGTCACCATTAATAAACATTATAAGAACTTTATTACCTACATCTGGTGGTACTGCCCAAAAGCCATAACTTGTAGGAGTAAAATCATACTTATCTACACCTTCTTCCCAAAACCTTTCCATGCCTGGTGTTGATCCACCAAACGGCGCACAATAACTTACTGTCTTCCAAAGTGCGCTATTATCCTCATCGCCGCCGAAATCTTTACAATGAACTCGAATTCTACCCATATGCATAGCATCTTGCGTATTTTTTACAACACCAATATAAACACCATAATATTTTTTCTTATCAGAAGTATCACCATGATAATAACCCACCGCATCTTTTGTACGAGAACGGGATGGTATATCGATTTTTCTTCTTGTTTGAGTAGACATAAATTATTCAGAAATCAATTCCGCCTCCACCAATTTGTATCTCCGCAGCTTCCCTATATTCATCAGGTGCTCGAATTACTGCATTTAAATCTATTGTATCAACTCGTTGCATATTCAACGTTTGTGTAAATTCACCACCAGTAAATCTGTGAGTAGTCTGAATAACATTATATACATTATTAAGGCCATTTCTCTCGTTAATTTGCATAATACCTGCATTATTATATTCGTTACCCTGGCTTGCTAACAATATACAATATTCTTCTTGTACCATAGGAGATATACTATTTGTATTTACTTTATCACTATACGCCTCACAAATCCAATGTGGATCACCGCGTATTTCTAAATTAACTTCGATCATATTACCACCAGTACGATTATTAAAAATTTGAGATAATAAACTCTGGCCGCGATCATATTGAATTGGCATTCCTTGATTTAATTGATTGGCTTGCGGTACATTAACAAACGTAACTGGCCACATTACACCAGGATCTGGTGCTTCATTTTGCAAATCACTTACATATGCTATACCTGAAAATTTTGGTCTTATTTCTGTAAAATAAAAATCACCAGTTTCTCTAATTGAGGATTCTAGTTCGCCAAATTTGTTAGTGTAATTCTCTGTTACTACATTTAATTTCATTCTACCGGCTAAAATAGCTGCTTTTACATTTGCATTTACTTGTTGTGTCTTTTCTAGCATTGCTAATTGTTCTTCTAATTGTTTTCTTAAGGCTTTTTTCGAATCCATTTCCTTTTTGTGTGCTTCTTGCAAATAACTCATTGGGCCGCCCGCAGACGCTCGCGAAATTTCTATATCAAGCTTTTTTACAGCACCACTCATTACAGATGGTTCTTGCTCGTGGGTTTCTCGCAAATCGTTCCAATCAGGATTTGTAGGTCCGGCATGCAATCCCTGCTTAATAATATTACCATGCTCCATTCGACCTGCATTTAACATTCCAGCAAAATAATCTATAGCATTAATCCAATGATTATCAAAATTAAAATCTACAGATTTTACTTCTGTGTTTAAGCCTGTATAATAATAATTATATGCCTTTTTTAACATGCCATGACCTAATATTCCATATAATCGATCAGCACTTGTTTGCTTGTCTTGTTTTGTATTTTCTTCATCTCTAGCTAACTCTGGATCCGATTTCAAAAATACTCTATATATTCTTCTTGCCGCATACATCCTTTTATTATCATCATAGTGAGTTAATATTATTTCAGGCTCAATTTGCCACATTTTCCGTTTAATATCAGCAGGATCTGTTTTTTCCTGTTGGGCCGTATCACCTTGAGGATCGGCCAAACCTGTAACATGCGCTTGCATTTCTTTTGTACTTGAAAGTATACTTTCTATAATAGTTGTAATAGGAGTACCTACTTTAAATTCAGCAGTAGACATCCATTGAACTATATCTAATTCAATTTGAGACCGGGTACGTTCCTGTGGAGAACTATTTGCAGCTTCTTCATGAGCCATAATAATAGCTGCGGCAGATCTAGCACCAGCTGGATTTGGAGGGGGAGCAATAGCAGAAACCGATTTACGCAAATCATAACTATTCATTCTATTACGAAATGACGAAAATTTCCATTGATCTTTATTAACCAACTTATATCCTAACATTTCTGGATCCATTTCAAATTCAAACTGATCTGGAAAAATTGTTCTATCAGCACCTTTCATTTGCGGGGCAGCTAATCTTTCTCGTAGCATTGCTATTATATCCCCTACTGTTTCACCACCTATTGTTATGTCTTCTTGTATAACACCAGAAAGCTGATTTAAATTTGATTCATTATAACGAATACCAGATATAGTATATAC